ACTAGCGGTGCGGCAACCCCCTGCAGCGTGCCGAGTAGCGTCTTAGCCGCGGCCACCGTCGTCCCGGCGATGAGTAGCGCGCCCAGCGCCGCGATGATCTCGTCAGTGTTGCTGCTCTCGACCGGCGGCGGGACGGCCGCGGGCGCCGTCACGAGACATCCGTGATGACGAGCCGCTCCGGGCGCCACACTCGCACGGCAAGGCGGTGCTCCGTCTCCAACTGCTGCCGCACCCGTGCGGCGTGCTCATCGAACGTCGGACGCTCGAACAGGATGATCTGATCGCTGTACTTTTCCAGCAATTCCCGCAGGTAGTCCGGCATCGGGCTGGTCACGGTGTGCCTCCCCGCTCGATACGCCAGATAATGATCGCGCCAACAGCCAGCGCTGCCAGCTCCGTGATCAACACAGCCCATCCTGGGTTGGCCTGAATCCAGGCGATCACGATGCACCTCCGCCGAAGCTGGCCAGCACCATGGCCGCGTCGCTATCGCCCTGGGCGAGCTGCACCAGCGCCTGCTGCACGGCCGCCGCGTCGAGCTGGGCGGGCTGGCCGAGCAAGCCCATGTACTGCCCGGACTCGAACGGGTCGTCGGCCAGCGCAGTGGCGCCATCGAGCTGGGCGAACACCGCGGCGGTGATGTCCTCGCTCCAAGTCGTCACGTCCACGTCGCCGTACCCGGCGGCCCGCAGGCCCGGCGCCAGGTTGGTGGCGATCCGGCGCTGCCAGTGTTCCCGGTCGTAGGCCAGGCCGAGGTCCAGCTGAGCATGCGCCCGCTTGCGGCCGCCCCGCTTGCCGGCCAGCCGGGCTTCCAGCTCGCCGCGCTGGGCGGCCAGCTCGGTGGCCAGCTGTTCGCGCACGACGGCGAGCAGATCGGTGCGCACGGCCACCGCGCGCTTCGGCGGTGTCTGGTCGGCCGACGGCGCAGGCGGGCTGTCGTTCTCGTTTGCCGCGATCTGGGCGGGTGGCTCCGGCGCAGCCGGCGGGTCGATGAGCTTGTCGCCCTCGCCGTTCGGCAGCGGCGGCAGGCCGCGATCCGCGCGCCACTCATCCACGGTGATGAGGCGGTTGGACACCGCAGCGATGCCCTCGGCCGGGTCCAGCACGGGTGGCTTGCGTAGTTCCGGCACGCCAGAGGTGTCGAACCAGCCAACATCCAACGGGCCGTCCAGCTCGACGGTGGCAGTGTTCACCGCGTCCTCGATATCCACGAGGAACGGCTTGATCGTCTCTTTCCAGTAGTTCTCACGGTCGCTGGTCATATTGGTGTACTTGGAATCGCGGCTGATTCCCAGTAATGACAGCGGAACCCCAAGTGCCGTGCACATGTCGTCGATGCGAGCCAGCCGCGTCTCGGCCATCTGACTGTCCTTTTGGGACTGGCCGATCACCTTCACGTCAACGGTTTGCCGCGGCGTGCCCTGGCCGTAGTCGCCCGGCTCGTCCTCGAATTCGGCGAACGCCGTCTTGCCGGCGTTACGCGCACCGCCGAATTTCCGGCCAAACTGGTTACGGAAAGAATTTCGGCTCTTGCGAGCGTCCTCGCCGGTGAACGCCGGGGTGATGACGAGGTGAGCGGGCACACCGCCGTTGTCCAGGAACGCCCGGTCGAATTCATCGATCAGCCGGAGCACCTCGATACCCTGGCGGGCCAGCCGCAACGGCGCTTCCGGCTGGCGCATGTCCAGCTGGGACGGCCGGTACACGTAGGTGACCTCGTCGAGCGGGAACTCCCGGTAACCCTGCGCACCGCGGGTGCCGTAGCGGTAGCTCTCGAAGTAGTGCTCGCCGCCCGGCGCCGCGAGTACAGGCACCAGATGCTGAGCCATCAGCGGCCAGTACGCCCGGATACGCCCCGCGTCGTCCCGCTCGTTCAGCCACGCCATCTTGCCCATCGCGAGGTACTGGATCAGCGAGTAGCGCCAGAGCCGCGCCGACGACCACAGCGGGTTGGGGCCGCCGGGCGCCGGGCCGAGAAGCTGCATCCGCCGCGTGGTGGGGCGAGCACTTCGGCTCTTGACGTTGCCGCCCTGGTACGGCAGCCCGCTGATCGAGTCGGCGATCTTTTCCAGGCAGCGTGCGGCATAGAGGTTGCGGCCCGCGAGGTTGATTTGCGTTGCGCCCTCGAAGCTGGGCCACAACGGCTGGTGCGGGGTGCCGTAGAAATTCGGCGACTCGAGCGCGCCGGCGGGCGGACGGACCGAGGTGGCCCGCGGCGGCCGGGCGCGGACCCCAGCCGACCGAAGGGCAAGATCACGAAGACCCATCGCGCAACTCCCCTACTCTGTCGGCCAGGGCGTCCATCTCGGACTCACCCATTCGAGCCAGCATATGCGGCACGGAGCGCACGGCGAAGAACCAGCCGACCGGCGCACCGGCAGCCAGCCCGGCCAGCGCCGCGAGCACGGTCACCATCGAATGGCCGATGCGCGCTGCCGCGGCGCCGCGTCGTACTCGTCGAGCGACCGCTGTGCTTCGGCCTGGGCTGCCTCGTCGCCATCCTCGCGGTGCTCGATGATCCGGACGATATGGTCGATGTTGACCAGGCTGCCGGGTGAGGGCTCCAGAAACACCTTCGCTTCGGCCACCACGCGCACCGTGCGGAACAACTCGCTCAGGCTCATGGCCACCGTGGTGGCACGTTCCTCGTCCAGCATGTAAATATCGAGCACGGTCATTCGCCTTCCGGTTGACGGGCAACGGCGTTGATGGACTTGGCGATGGCCTTGAGCTGGTCGCGTCGCTGCGCGCGATTCATCGTCCGCCACTTCTCCGCGGACACGCCCGGCGGAGGTCCGTACTTCGGCGGCGTGTAGGTGACGGGCGCGGCCCGAATACCGACTGCACGTGCCTGTTCGGGCTCAAGTACGCCCGGCTCCTTGGCTCGCACGATCGCAATCCCGTCAACGCCGTAAAGCCCCGGTTCGGCCAAGGTGTAGCTGCCGTCCGCATTGGGCGCGGGCAGTTCGCGCACCTCTTCTTGCACGGTTCGGCCGAACGCACGGCCACGCACCACGATCTGTTCGTCGCTCACGAGATCACCTCGCGGTACTTCGCCAGCCAGTCCAGCCGCGCTTCGTGCGGCGCCGTCGGCATGGTGGGGTCGATGATCGCGGCCGCGCGGTGCAGCAGTTCGCGTTCGTGGGTGCGCTGGGCTCTCCGCCGCTCCAGTTCTTTGGACGCAGCGTCCCACTGCTTATCGGCCAGCTGCGGCGTGCATCGCGAGCAGTCTTCCCGCCGCCCATCCGCCACACCGCCAGGGTGCTGGTGTGACCACTGCCGTTCCTCGTTCGCCATGTGTCCTCCCATGTACGTCCATGCGTGTCGATGAGTGTACATCACTCCTCGAACACCGAGCGGGTACGCGGCTTCCGTGGCCGGACGCCCAGCTTGGTGGCCGCCCAGACCAGCGCGTCCATCCGGTCGGGGCTCCAGTTGCTGGGCTCGATGGGGTCGCCCTCGGTGCTGAACTGACCGGGCGGCACCCACGTGGTGAGGTCGGTCTCCAGGTCACCGAACGTGCCGACATGCAGCACACGGCCCTGCTCGTAGAGGTCGGCCACCGGCCGGGCCCGGATGACCTTGCCCCGGCTGGCGGTCACCAGCTCGAACGGCAGCACGCGCTCACCCGGCGGCACGGCGCGCAGCGTGCTGGCCACCATGTCGCCACCGAAGTTCTTCTCTCCGATGACCAGGTCGGCTCCGAGCATGTCGAACAGCTCGTAGACCTCGCGGCGCCACTGCTCGGGGGAGTAGGTGCCGCTCTTGTCCGCCAGCACCCAGAGCGTGCCGTCCGCGGTCATGCCGATGGCCACGATGCCGGTGAGGTCCGACGTCTTGTGCGCGCTGCCCGCCGGGTCCACACCGATGACGATGTGCACGAAGTCCGGCAGGTCGTCCGGGTGCGGGGCACGCCGGAACATCTTGCTGTTCCAGAGCGCGCCCACCGCGTCGTCCAGCAACATGCCGAACAGCTCTTGCTGGCCGAGCGTGGTGCCCTCGTGCCGGCGTTTGAGCCGGTCGACAGTCTTGCTCGGCAGGTTGGCCGCGTTGTCGTAGGTGGTGCCGGTGGTCATGGCCACGTCCGGATCACTGACCAGCTGTTTGATCAGCTTGGTCGGCCGCGGCGTGCCGGTGACGACGACGCGGGGATCGCCGCCGAGCCGGAGCGCGAATTCGAGCATGTCCCACGCGACATCGCCGTGACGCTGGGTGCCGAGTTCCTCGAACCACGCGGAATGGCACTGATACCCGCGCAGGCTCTCCGCATCCTTGCGTGTCTCGGCACCGAACAGGCGGAGCTGACTGCCGTTGGACAGCGTGAGCTCGCCGATCGAGCGGTTCCACTTCAGGCCGCGGCGCACCTCGGGCGGGAACAGGCCGGGGTTCGGCTCGATACCCAGCAAGCCCGACTCACCCTCGATGCAGACGTCCCGGCCGACGGCGAAGTCCGGCGCGATGACGGCCACGCGATGGCCGGGCTCCGCCATCATCCGGTCCTTGATCCACTCGGCGCCGGTGCGTGTCTTGCCGAAGCCGCGGCCGGCCATCAGGAACCAGGCGTACCAGTCGCCCGGTGGCGGTACCTGCGCGGCGCGGGCGTGCCGGTGCGGCATGGACAGCAGGGGATTGGGATGCGGGTGCGGCAGGCCGTCACAGCCCGGCACGCGGCAGCGCCACTGGAACGGCTTCAGTTCGGCCATCCGCCGGAGGATGCGGACCTGCTCGGCCTTGCTGAGCGTCGGCGCACTCATGGCTTGCGCACTCGTGTACAGTCGTGTACAGTCGTAGACACAGCAAGCGGAACACTACGGAGGTCATCATGTGGGACTGCGAGAACTGCGGACGTACGAGCTACTGGTGCCGCTGCGAACACCCGGTCGCCGCTCCGGTGCTCACGCCGGAAGAAGTGCTGGCGAACCTGACCAGCCGCGCAGCCGACATGGCCTCCGCTGGTCGATGATCGAGGTAACGGAAGCACACCGGGCCATCTGCCCGGTGTGCTTTTCTGCTGTCCACGTGCTGCCTGCCATCGACCCGGATCGCGCGCATGTCGGCTATCACGGTCCGGATGACGATCAAGACTGCCCAGGGTCCTGGCACTTGATTCCGCGAACGGCTCTCGTTGCGCCTCTCCCTTGATCAACTCACGAGATAGGGGCATCGGTCTCGACACCCTCTGAAAGCCCGGCAGCGTCGTAACGCGGGGGCAAAGCGGCAGGGTCCTGCATCCCGAGCTTGGCGGCCAACTCGTTCAGCTCGGCATCGACGCTGCCCGCCACGGTCACGGTGCCGGTGTGCTCGACAACGTCGGCGGCGTTCAGGCCGAGGAGCTTGGCCTCCCGCTCCTGCAGCCGGACAAGGTCCAGCGCGGCCTGTCGCTGGAGCCCGTAGTCCCGGACGATCTCGCCGGTCAGCGGGTCGCGGACGATCTCGCCCTGGGCTCCGGCGGTGACAGGCGGGGCAGGCTTCTCGGCCAGCTCACGAAGCCGCTTCGTGGCCCAGGCCAGCCCAGCCTGATGCTTTTCGATCAGCTGTTCGCGGGTCTGCCGGGGCGTCTCGGCCCGGAGCGCAGCGAAGTCGTCGGACACCGTGGACTGGTCGATGCCGAATTTCTCGGCGATCTGGCGCTGAGTCCATCCGGCCACGTACAGGTCCCAGCCCTGGCGCCGGCGCTCATCGAGCTGGCGCTTGTTCAGCCTGCGGGCCATCGGACCTCCCTGGATGCATGGGGCTGGATGGGGTTGGGTGTCACGGACTGTACACGATTAGACAGTTGATCCACCAGGAAGTCCGACCACTCGCGCTCATTCCACCATCGCCGGGTGCGCATGTGCTCGGCACT